GCGGAGGCGCATCCCACGTGACGGTGTTCGGATCAATCTGCGCCATATTCTACGGTCCCATCCTGGTATTGCACAACGCGACGGCCATCAGCCGTGGTTCCGGTGCGGACGATAATCTTGATGCCATTGTCTGTCAGCCATTTGTTGAACTGCGCCTGTCCATTAGGGCCAAGCGACTGGCGGACAACATTAGCTTCTGCCTGCGTTATGCGCTTGCTGCGCGATGCACCACCAAGGATTGCACCAGCACCTTGTGGCGTGACAGTCTCTGGCTGTGCCTGAGGTTGCGGCTGACCTTCTCCGCCAGCCTGTTTCTGCCAGCGTGAAGCGCCAGGGGCCATTGATGGGGGACCGACATAGGTGCGGCCATCGCCAAGCGGAATGCTTACAATTCCACTGCGGCCAAACTGAGCAAACTCAGCCGCAGCCGTATCGCCAAACGTCTTCTTGATGAAGTCGAAGTCCTGCTGGAATGCGGTGCGATCGTCTTTCGTTCCTACGGCATCATTGATCTTTTTGAACTTGTCTGGATCTGCGAATGCCAGCATCGTTCCAAGCACATTGCGCGCTGCAGCAGGATTGGTGCGGATGCCTTGGGCGGAGTCGCGCAACTGCTTTGCAACGTCAGGCTCACCGGAGTTTTCAAAGGCAAGCGCCGATTCCTCCAGCTTTGCAATCGCAGCATCAGGCGAGATGTTTCCCTGCGCATCGGGACGCAGCAGCATAAAAGCCTGTTCACCAGCGCCAAACATTGCGTTTTTGCGCGCATCGCTGAATGTCTTTTGCTGGCCAAGCAGGAGATCCGCCAGATCAGGATTGGCGCGAACTTGGACCATATAATCTTCATAAGTGGCGTTAGGGCCAAGCTGTGCAAGTGAAGCGTTTAGGCGGCGCACCTTGTCAGCTTCACGCTCCTGCTCTGCGGCACGAGCCTGAGCGGCGCGGCCTGCCTGACCGATCTGCATACCCTTAAGGAATGCCTCGCTTGGCGAAGCAACGTCCAGAGTGTAATTATAAGGCTGAACCATGACTTACCTCAGAACATCTTTCCAAAGCCTGGCTTGCCAGCACCATAAGCTATACCAGCAAACTGAGCGGGAAGGCTTAGAACATTGCCCCAAGCCTGTGCGGATCCAAGTTTAGCACCAGCCTGCGCAGCACCCATTTCACCAAGCAGATTGCCGATTGCGCCAGCGGTCTCTTGACCAGCAGCCCCAACGCCAGCTGCTGAGCGCTGGCCGAGCGCAGTCATTCCACCAAGGCGCTCATACTGCTGCGTTAGGAACTGGTTGAGCAATGCAGGGCGGAACTGGGCCAACGCGCCTTGCACATTACCACCACGCAATCCGCCAGTGGCCGATGCGTTCTGCAAGATGGCTTCTTCCTGCTGACGCGCCAAAGCCTGGAAGATAGGACTCTGTTCTTGCTGTTTTACAAATTCAGCCTGTGATTCTGGTCCTGCCAAACCAAGCGCAGCCATTTGCTGTTGCAGTGCTGGAGTTCCAGCAGCAACATAAGGCTCAAGCAGTTTGCGCATTTCCTCGCGTGCAGCGCGCTGTTCCTCAACGCCCATCATGGCGGCGCGCTCTTGTGCAGCACCAGCGCTCTTTGCTGCGCTCGACTGCATCGCACCGCCAATAACAGAAGTCCCGCCAACAATGAGCGCGGTTACTGGATCAGGCATGAGACATTTCCTTCATGTATTCCTCAAGGCTCTCGCCATATAGCTTTAGGACCGCGTGGCCGATATCCATTGCAGCTTGCACGCCATGCTCGATCTGCACCGCAGCAAGCACTAGGTCATAGTATCCAGCGCGCCAAACAAAGCTGGTGGCGCAGGCACCGCCATCTCGTTCAACCGTATCTGATGCCTTCCACTTGAACACCGCAATGCCCATCAGCGGGATCAGAATGTGCGCATTGCGCTGATAGAAGCCATTGGCTGGAAGACCGATCAAAGCATTCCAGATGGCTGCATCGAGATCATCACGATCGATAACAGCGCCATCAGCCACATCATCAAACAGTTGGATGACTTCCCAAAGCGCAATCAGCCAGTCGGACGCTTCATCCGAAAGACTTAGAGCCTCGGTGAAGTTCTTCCTGAGCCAGTATTTGGGCGAGCCGTCCTGCGTCATTAAAACCCCTTTAAGGTGAGCCACCGGCTGCTCAATGACGCTCGGTGGCTGCACCCTATCACAATCAATCTTCAAATTCAAACTCACGCTCTTCCCATGCCTGGCATGAGCGCAGATCGTGGCAGATGAACTCGAACTTGTGGCAATAGCCACGGAAACCAGCCTCAACGTCCCAGTCGTTCCAAGGGATTCGCTCCATCTTGGCCTGAGTCAGCGTGCTGTTGTCATAATATTCGCAGTTGGAGCAGCGGCGACGACGAGCCTCGGCCTCATCGACCTGCATCGCCTTGCCAAGCGCACGCCAGTATTCTGGATTGGCACCACGCTCATTGCTGGGCTTTTCAGGGCCAAGCATCCAGTCATCAATGACGGTCTGCGTGTTTTTACGGTTCTCCGCAGGCGTGATGAAAGGCTCACTTTCACGCAGGCCAGCGAAGCCTTCAATCATGATCATGGGCTTTTTCATCATGCAATCTCCCGACCTGAGGCACGGATGTTGATGGCGGATGCAGTGCCAGCCAGAGTGCTGATAAAGCCACCAGCTTGGATTACCTGCCCGACAAGTTCTGGGAACGTATAAGTCTCAGAAGGCTGCAGCGTCTTAGCCTTGATAGTCAGGTTATCATTTCCTGCGCTTCCGCCTGACGCAACAAGGTTCACGCTGATCGTTGCAGCCGTGGCGCTGTAATTGGTCGCCGTGAACTTATCGATGATCGTCGTTACATTAGTCGCGGTATATTGTGACGTTTGCACGTTTTCAGCCGTCTTGGCCGGAATCAAAACTTTTGTGACAACAGCCATGTTAAACCTCCATTGCGCTGATGTTATCGCTTACCGTCAGGATGATAGACGGCACTGCCGGATGCACGGCTGTTGCTGGTTCAGTTAAAAGTATAACTGATGTGTCATCAGTTTCCCACATGATTTCAATATAATCGCCAGCGTTGAGTTGCGTCAGATAGTTCCACGCCGACACAAGTTCTGCGTCATTACCCTGAATGCGCACCTGCCCTGCGCTGTCCGGCACGTCCACGCCGTTCTTGCGCAGCCAAATCCAGACCAAAGCAACACCGCCTGACGTTTTATCAAGCTGGGCGGAGAACTGGATATTGTAGACATTTGGGCGATCAACGTAGACGCGCGACGTTGGCGAACCGAGATAAACGCCTTGCGATAGGTCGGTCGTGTTAAACGTGATCGGATAGGCTGTGTTGATCAACGCCGCCGTTTGCGTGGTCGTGTCGTAGAACGATCCATAGCGAGGCGTGCGGTATTCCTTGGGCGGCGGCGATTGCTGGAGCGCAAAGATCTGGTCTTGCAGATTGTCGATTTGCTCCTGCGATGCAGAACTTGGCGCTTGCTGCAGCAATTGCAAAGCCGACATCATGCCTGAAATATAAGAGAGCGCCTCGTTTGCAGATGACTGCGCATTGCCAGCCAAGGTCGTGGCCTGCGTCACCGCATCTGGCGCAACCTCGGAATCAACGATGGCAAAAAGGTTCTCAAACTGCTTGATCTGCTCATGGTCGCCCAAGAACGCAGCCAGCTGATCACGGGTCAAACCTAGCTTTCTGGAGACTGGTGCCTGGGCCATTAGAACGCCAGACCCTCAATGCGCGCCTCAAGACGAGCGCAGGCAATATGCGCGTCCGAAGTTCCTTGGAAGCGCTGGATACGCCAGTTGCGCATCCACCCCTGCTGGAACCAGACAAGGCGCTTCTGGCGCTGTCCTAACTGCCCTGCCTTGATAAACTTCGGCTGGCTCCACGTCTCACCATCAACCGAGTAACTGGTGCTGATGGTGGGATCAGCGCCGAACGCCACGCGGCCAGTCAGGCCGACAAGTTCCAGCTCAGTGAATATCGCGCCTCGGCCCTCGTTGTAGACAATGGTTGTGCCAAATTCCCAGCGCACGGTCTGCCCCCAATGCGTAGAGACGTTGTTCTCAAGATACCCCACTGCGCTGCTTGCGGGATCGCCGCACAGCCACTTATCATAGGCCCAGACTAGATTGCGCGCGCGATACTGGCTGAATCCGACAATGCTGCTAGTCAGCGTAAACCAGACAGGTTGGCCCATCTCTTGCGTTGCCGCAGCGTCAAACACTAATGTGCGATCAGGCAGGTGAACGTAGAGGTGTTGATGGGCGCGATCATTCCGCGCCTCTAGCTTCACCAGAGCAAGTTCAGCTTCATCATAGCCAAGCAGGATCTCATCGATCTCCTGCGTGCTAATCTTGGTCGCGGTGGCATTTGCTCCCATGTAGATGCCCGGAGATTCATTGCGGCCACTACCAAGGAAGGCCACCGTCTCGACAAATACGCAAGCGCCCTGCGTGCCGATAGCGCCCTTTTGAATCTGAGCGCCGTTGATCCGCTGGAATGGAAAAAGATCACCGCCCACGTTATCGAATACTTCAATCGTGTTGCGGTTGATTGCATAGACCTCGTTGCGCAGCTTGACCAAGCCAATCACTGGATCTGGATCAATTTCCGACGATCCGTATTTCAGGGGATTAACTGCCAACGGGTTATTAAGTTCCGTGACGACAAGAAATTCGCCGTCCGTGGTCATGAAATATCCATCAACCCAGACGACATCGAGGACAACGCCAAGATCTGGATCGGTATTCTGCGTCAGCGTTGAGGTTGCCGGGTCCCAGAAAAACAGGTTCTGGTTGGACGCGATCGCCAGCAGGTCGAACGAATAGTCCATCGTGACTTGCAGACCATCATCGCCAACGTCTCCAAGAACTATGACTGTTCCAGTCGGCCCTACAGTGACGAGCTTAGAACCCATCACGCGATAGCAGATGCCGTTCCAGTTGATGCCACCGCGATCGGTGCCGGGGCCAGTGCCATTGGCGACAATGCCATCCCCAGGACGCAGGAAGCCTTCGCTGATCCCATTGCCTTTCGGCACAGGCACCATGTTCACCGGATAGGACGTGCGAAAGTCCGGCCCATTGTCCGTGTAGATGCCATTCAGGATCGGAATCTGGACCATCTTACCACTTTACCTTGTCTGCCCAATAGGCTGCGCTCATCTTGCCCTTAGCGATGTTCTTTGCGTGCCGGGCCTTAAACGATGCGCGCTTCTTCTTCATGGCTTCGGATTCGCCTGCCTTTGGCTTACCAGCAGTCTTTGCGCCTTGCTCACCGAAGCGGATCGTCTTGATCTTATCGCCTTCCTTGGCGACGACGATATGCGACTTCTTCGGATGCCCAGGCGTGCGCTTCGGCTTGTTAAAGCCAGTCACGCCAGCACGAGCGAGGCGCGAATCCTTTTTCATCAACCAACATACCAGTTGGTGCCATTGCTCCAGACGGGAACCTGATTAGATCCACCACCAGCTGCAGCAGATCCGAAGGTCGCCACGTTGCAATCGGTGATGAAGGCACGCGCACCTGCATTGCCGACAGCGTTGGGAAGCTGGCCGAAGGTCGTCGGGGTCGTCTGCACGGTATTGCAAACCACGCCATCGAAGTTCTCTTCGATAAACTGGATCAGGCTGGTGATCGATGCGCGGCGGCTGTCACCCTGATTGGGAACCCAAAGGACAACATTGTCACCGCCTGAAAGCTGCGTGATCAGAGCAAGCTGGTTGATAGTCGGCATTTCTTAACTCCATTCAATCGGGCCATCAGGCCCAGCATCAACAGGATCTGCAGGCGGATAGACGTAAGGATTATCCCAGCGCCAAGGCTTATTGCCCTGACCGATCGGCATGGTCTCAGGTAGCTGCTTCTCAAGCGGGAAGGTGGCACGCTGCAGCAGGACGTTATAGGCGTTCTTTGCCAGCATCTTTGTGTCAGGCGAGACCGTCTTGCCATATCCCGGCGCGATGCGGATCGCCAAGTTAGTAATCACCGCTTCCCATGCGCTGTCAGGCGTGTTGGTCTGCGTGTCGAGATCCGCGTCCTGTGGGCTGCTGGCAATCGGATAGCCCAAGCGAATGCCTTGAGCGTTCCATTCCATCATCATGGCATCCAAGCGCCGAAGTGCGCCCTCAAGCTGTTCAGGCGAGAGATCGAACACATAGTCGGCCAGCCCGATTTCCTCAAAGGCTGCGGTGACAAACTGGCGCTTGGTGTATCCCATGATCAGCCCTCCAGAGCCGTGGCGATGCGTTCAGCCAGCTTCTTATCAGAAGTCCGCGAATTAAACGATACCCCAAGTTCCTTTGCCTTGGTTTCCAGTTCATCGCGGGTCGGATCAGACACCTCGTCAACGGAATCGTCAAAAGCCTCAGCGGCCTCGATGATCTTAGCAGCGGTCTTGCCGGCGACAGCTTCCTCGTAGGACGGAAACCATCCCTGCTTCAAGAGAGCGTCAAACTGTGCCTTATCGGCAGCCCCAGTCGTCTTGTAAGTGCCGCCACGCGGCTTCTTATGCGGTCCTGGGGTCTTGTAAAGAATGGTCGGAAAGTCGGTCATTTCTTCTTTCCCTTGCGAGCGACACCAGCTTCGCTGAGAGCGATGGCAATAGCCTGCTTGCGGCTTTTCGCCATAGGAGCCTTTTTCGGTCCCTTGGGATTCTTGCCAGCGTGCAGCTTGCCTTCTTTATACTCGCCCATAACCTTGGCGATCTTGGCGGCTGCTTTGGTCGGTTTCTTTGCCATCATTCATTCCTTCAATGGAAGTTGGGGGTGACCGAAGCCACCCCCGCCCCCTGTTGTGATTACGTCTGGTTGAAGAGCAGGATACCTGCCATTTCAGGATTCGTCATCACAACCCCGTAAAGGGTGTCCAGCGTGTAGAGCGTCTGGAACGTCAGCGGATCGAACTTCTTGGTCATGACCAGCTCGATACCCTGATCGGTCGAGG